TAGATATGAACAGAAGCCGCAGAACCTGTGTAAGTGGTGTTCATTCCACAAATCGCAGGGCGGCCCCTGTGATGCAGAAATACCATCTTGGAAACCTTCTTTCAAAAAACGAAAGAAAGAGAACTACGCAGACATAGACTCTAAAACTAAAATTAACATAGATGTTGAGTCTCAATCACAGTTTCCTGACTTTGATTAAGAGTAATCTTTAAATACTAGCGTCATGTAAAAATATACATGGCGCGCGATGATTACGGAGGTATATCTGTAATCTCTGATGAAGAACGTGAAGCATTAGGGATTGGAGGTAGACCTAAACCCGAAGAAGAAGGACTATTCGAAACTATAGGTAAAGCAGGTGATAAACTAGGTGAAACTCAACTAGGTAAGAAACTTGGTTCTATACTTACAGTTTTAATTCTAGCTTTTTTTGGTGGTGGTGGTGATTTAAGTGCGATTCAAGAAATTTTTGGAGGAGAGGATGACGGTAAACCAAGGGGTGGATGTACCGACCCAACAGCCATTAATTACAAATCAGATGCGGATTTTGACAATGGTAGTTGTGTATTCCCTCCTCCTGTTATTTATGGATGTACTAACCCCGATGCAGATAATTATAACTCACAAGCTACTCATGATAATGGTAGGTGTCAGTTTCTTGGTGGACCAATAGATAATGGCACAGGTAACGAAACACATGAAGACAATACTATTTATGGATGTATGGACCCAGAAGCTGAGAACTATAACGAACGAGCTGAGGAAGACGATGGTAGTTGTGAATATGAAGAGTATGACTGTACATCTAACGAAACTTACTTTTATAACGGTTTAGAGTATGGTAATTACTCAATAGAACCAAATACTTTAAATATAACTGTGGATGTTGATACTGATTGCGACCAAGACACATTACCTATTATGATAGGATACGATGTTGGTCATATTAAAATTGAAGACAATGAAACAGTTTGGAATGGTTACATGTGGGTAGATGTTTTCTACAATGTAACTGGATGGGAAGGAGATGAGTTTACTCTCAGCTCAGGACCACAATACTTTACAGAACCATATACTGGTTGGTACATTGTATGGGTAAATCTTTTTGCCGACTGGAATAGAACTGGTGAGTATGAATACGTTACTTCTTTTAATATTGAAGAATTATATTTGGAGGAGGAAGAATGAAGGCAGAAGAAATGTTAGTTTTGACTAATATGTTAGGAAAGATTATCGCAGAATTAGATGATGTAAAAGCAATGATAAAGAAAAGTACATTTGAAGATTTTGTAGGTGAGGAGGAATGACGTGGATAGAATTGTTAGAGATACTAGCAGTGATAATGGCTTTACTGGGAATTCTTATGGCTTTAGCGATACTTATGGGGTTTGCGCGCCGCTTATTACCAATGGTATCAAAAAAAATAGAATTAATACCAGTAAAAAAAATAAAGAAGGAGAAACCAAAAATGAGCAAAGATACAGCAAGTGAAGGAGTAACATTCAACGACATTTTCATGTTTATGATAGCTGTGCCTTTAGTTTTACTTTGGGTTGGTTTCGCAGGGTTTGTTATACACAGTGGATTACAGGACGACTCTGTTCTTGAACAAATAGAAGGATATACAACTTTGATAGCTATATTAGGTGGGCCAGCCCTTCTAATTATTAAAGATGCTTTAGATGTTTGGAAACAAGAACAAGCTGAAAAGACTGCATTCTATAAGGTAAAAGCACAAGCTGTTATCGATTATAACGACCACGCTCAGAAACAAGCTCAAATGATAGAAGCTAAAGCACAAGAACAAGCACACAAAATGGAATCAAAGAAATAAATAAGGAGAAACAAATATGCCAACAGAAAAAATATACAATGAGTTAAAAGGTGAACACTTTCACAAAAACAACCCAGATATGATGTTGAAGTTTGATAAACCTGACAAAGCCGAAATAGATGAAATGACTTACAAAAAGCCAATTACATCTTACAAAGAACTACCACAAAAGAAATTACAATATAATTATCTAGCAGGTAGTGGTGAACCAGTAGAAGGATTCAATCCTCTACATACTCTAGACTATCTAGAAAAAGTCAAGGACCTACCAAACAACAGCGCAAGTATTAAGAAAGACGAAGAATAGGAGCAACTATGGCACCAAGAAAAAAGACACGCAGAACAACAAAGAGAAAAACTTCTACGAAAAGGAGAACAACCAAGAAAAAATCTAAATCAAGAGTTAATGAAGCTGGTAATTATACCAAGCCTACAATGAGAAAAAGATTATTCAATAGAATAAAAGCAGGAAGTAAAGGTGGGGCTCCGGGTCAATGGTCTGCACGTAAAGCCCAAATGTTGGCACGTGCATATAAAGCTGCAGGTGGAGGATATAAATAATGGCTCTTAAAAAGTCCCAGAAATCCCTAAAGAAGTGGGGTAAACAAAAATGGGGCTACGTAACGAAAGGTGATGAAAAGAAACCTAAATCTAAAAGAGGTAGATACTTACCTAAGAGTGTTAGGTCTCGACTAACCAAAGGACAGAAAGCAGCAACGAATCGAAAGAAACGTAAAGCAGGTGGAGTGGGAAGTAGAGCAAAGTATTCTAAAAAGATTAAAAAAGCAGTAAGGAGGGCTAAGTGATGCCGTACGGTAAGAAGATGTCATACAAGAAAGCAGGATATAAATCCAAACGCAAAACTAAAAGGAAGAAGAAATAATGGCTCCTAAAAAGAAAAGAGACCCTAAATTAGTAAGAGCAGGTGTATCAGGATATAATAAACCTAAAAGAACACCTAATCATCCTAAGAAGTCACATGTGGTTGTTGCTAAAGTAGGAGATAAAACTAAATTAATTAGATTTGGTCAACAAGGAGTAAAGACTGCAGGTAAGCCTAAGAAGGGGGAATCAGCTAGACAAAAAGCCCGTAGAAAGAGTTTTAAAGCGCGCCACGCTAAGAATATCAAGAAAGGTAAAATGTCTGCTGCTTATTGGGCTAACAAAGTTAAATGGTAAGCTTTATATAGGTAGCCATTCTAAATATGTATGGGCACCCGCTATAGGGCCATTGCTCCACAGGTTACTTATCGCAAGTGCTAATGTGGGTACCCCACGTATGGAGATATCAACATATGAACAATACAACAAATGAAACAGCAGGCAATGAGACAGCAGAGGATGGTAATATCACTGCTATCTTAGATACTGTAGAAGAATCTGGAATGTTAGATGCAATAATGGATGAACCATTACTTATGGCATTAGTTGCTGTAGTATTAGGTATGGGCGCTTATATAGCTTATACTGTACCAGCAGTTAAAGAATTAGTTTTTAAATATATTAAGAACAATGAAGCAGAGTTAATGGATTTACTAGATAAAAATCTAACTAAAGCCCAGATGAAAGCTTTTGAAAAGCTAGATGAAACAGCACAAAAGCACGTCAAAGATTCTTTAGTCCGAAATGTACTAATTACAGCTTGGGACGAGAAAGATGATGAGCTAGCTGGTCTTGTTAAGTCTAAAGTCAAAGAAGCCCTTGATGAAGGGAAAGGTCTTTGAACGTAGAGGAATACGAGACTCGATTACGTCAAAGGGTAGGAGAAGCAGAATATGAACGTCATAAAGAACTTGTCCGCCTTTTGGCACGTAATCTTGCGCTGGAAGACGTGTTGTGGGAAGAAATTCTTATATGTATTCGGGATGTTAACGCTAGAACAGAGCTCTTGCGACAACGAAACCAAATAGTTAGAGATATCCATACAGAATTTAGAGCATTGAACATTGAAGTACCTACTGAGATGGAAAAGAACTCAGAAGGCTTTAGTTCATTCTTAGAGGAATTAGTAGATGATGAAAAACGAGAATCACCTAAAAAGTCTGTTGACAGGTAAAGGTGGAATAGATTCACGACAATTAGAACTAATCTTCGCTAAATGTAGAAACGACAAAGAAAAAATGAGAAAGCTAGTAAAAGCTTTCTGTAATGCTTATTTAATTGACAATAAACAGAGACCACTTAGACTGAGACCTATGCAAGAAGACATAGTTCTAGAATGTCTAACAAATAGACAAGATGGTAAACAAAAGAAATTAGCTATCCTAGCTCCACGAGGTAGTGGAAAATCCTTCGCTTTGTCTGTAGCAGTAACTATATATATGTTTTTTAATAGATTTAGAGATTTAGTATTTATACTGGCTCCTACAGAAGACCAAGCTGCTTTGATATTTAATTATGTTTATCGTCACTTTGCAGACAATACTTTTTTGAATGGTCTAGTAGCTAATTATAGATTTCATAATAAGCCCAACATAACACTTAAGGGGGGCACTATTATGAGGAGGGCTCCGTTGGCGCCTACTAATCAAGGTCAAGCTATACGAGGTCAACATCCTACATTTTTAGTTGTTGATGAGTCTCCTCTCATCGACGACAATTTATTTATTGATAATGTAGAGCCTGCTATTGTTTCTAACAAAGCACCATTTATAAATCTAGGCACACCTAAATCTAAAGATAATCATATGTGGAGATACCTTTATGATGATGGATATGCTGATACATTTACTAGGTTACATTATACATGGAGAGATGCAGTGGATAAGGGAGATGCATACACACCACCATATAGTGAAGAAGAAATGTTAGATAAAATGTTAGAATGGGGAGAGGACTCCATTTATTGGAGAACAGAGTATGAATGTGAATTTGTAGAGTCTGTAGCGAATGTATTTAACCCAGAAAAAATAAAAAGGTGTTATGATGATTACAAACTTACTAGACTGGATGGAGACTCGCGAGGAGGCAATATTAATGTTGCTGTTGACATTGGCAAATCTGTTAATTCTACTGTCATTACTGCATGGTCCCTTGATAAATCTGATGAAGAAAATATTGCACGGCTTGTTTATGTTGAAGAAATTAATGCCCGAAGTGGCGGACATGATATTCCATACCAACGTAAACGTATTATGGACGTTACCACTCAGCTTAGGGCTGACCGTCTTATCGTTGATTGTACTGGTATTGGTGGTGCGGTTGAACAAGACTTACGGTTGGCGTGCTTAGATGCTGGTGTTCATTTCGTTCCTTTCGTTTTTACGGGTGGTCCTAAAGGTACTAAAACGCAAATGTACAGAGATTTCATTTCTTACATACAACAAGGACGAGTAAAAGTCCCCAATCCTGAAAATTTAGAACCAAACGAATCAAAACTAATAAATAAATGGACTAGAGAACATATAGACTTAGAATATACGATGGATGCAGCTAATAAAACAGAAAAGATTGCAGCACCTAGTGGTAAACATGATGATTACTGTGATAGTTCAGCTATGGGTTTACACGCAACATTAAGTATGTTACCTATGACTGGTAATTTTTCCCAGACAATTATTTCAAAACCCATATCTAGAAGAACAAATAGTTCTATATCACCCTCATCTCCTAAACTTTTTAGAACAAAACAAAGAAAAGCGACACTAAATAAACACAGCATTAGCGGTTTCTAACAAAAACTTTATATACTCATTAAGATTAATTATTTAAAGCCATGTCGTTTATAGATAATGTTAGACGTCGGTTTGCTTCTATTGGAAGTAACCCTGACTATAAGAAAGACGACCCCCGCAGTTTCGGAGAGGGAGTAATCAAAAGGTTAAAAATAAACCGTGGATTCTCTATAGGTCAAGAAAAAGACTATGAACCACATATAGGTAAAAATAGAACCTATATGAATGTTTATCTGTCAGACCCTATAGTAAGAACCCTAATTGACTTACCCTGCTTATATGCTGTAAAAGATAATTTTGATATAGTAACTGATGATGATAATCTCAGAGAATCAGTTGAGGAAATGTTTAGAGATATAAATATAGAACATATATTATATGGGTGGTTAAGAAATGCAAGAATATTTGGTAGTGGATATTTAGAATGGACTGGAGATAATTTAGTTTTACGCTCTAGTCAAAACATGTACGTTAAAAGAAACGAGCATGGACAAATTATGTACTACTATCAAAAAGTAGGAGATGATGAAGAGAATGTTAGATTTGAGGAAGATGAAATAATACAACTCAATAATAATTCATTTGATGATTTAGCTTATGGATTATCTGATATACACCCTATCTTATACTTAGTTGATTTAAAAGATTATGCAGAAAGAGATATAGGAGCAGCACTTAATAAATATGCTTCTAGTCGTTTTGACGTGAGTGCTGGTTTACCTGATATGCCCTATGGTCCAGATAAAATAAATGAAATCGTAGATGCATTCAATACACTAGCGCCCGGTGAAGACATTATACATGGTAACGACATAACAATCAAAGAACTTCAAGGTACACAACGTGCATTTGAGTATGGAAAATATACAGATGATATATTAGATAAAATACATGTAGCATTAAAAACTCCACGTACTATGTGGACAGACCCAGAAAAAGCACGACCTATATTTGAACCATACGTTAGATATTTACAAACTATGGTAGAGGGAGCACTTAACGCCCAGCTGATGCCACAATTAGAAAATGGAGAAGCAAAGTTTAAGTTTAGGCAAATTAACGTTGACGACGCATTTACTAAAGCTAAGACTGATATGATTTATTTATCAGAAGGAGTTTTATCACCCGGTGAAGTTAGAGAAGAAAGAGGATTAAATCCAGAAGGAGTAGCTACATTAGATATGGAAACTTCTGAAGATATTAAAGCTTCTCCAATAGTACAAGAACAAACCGATAAGAATGCTAACATATCTGGTGGAAAGAATCAAGACAAGACTGAAGAATCTGCTAGAGCACAAAATAGGGGCAATCAGCCCTCCGCAAACGTAACAGGAGATAGAGCATGACATTTGAAAAATGTATGATTCAAACAAAAGCAACTCTTAAAAAACGTGGTTTTGATAATCACGAAGAAATAGCAGCTGGCATGTGTAGCATGTGGGCTGAGGAAAATGGCGTCCAGCGGGAATTTGCAGAGGGTAAATCTACAGAACCTACTAGAAGAACTTTTGGTATGAATATAGGTGAAGAAGATAATATTAATTTTTCCAGCGAAGAGGGAATTGACTCTGTTACATTCCCAGTTATCGCTATTACATCCGGACCTCATGAATACGAAGAGGACGGAAACGAACATAAGGTTTATATAGAGGGAGGTATGTTAAAAGATAATATAGAGGCTTTTAACGAGCTTCCTATATATATTGACCATCAACGAACAACTGAGGACCTAATCGGCATGGCAACGAATCCTGAGTTGGTCAAGATGGATAATGGAAAGACCGCAGTCAAGATGCTAGCAACAGTATCTAATAAATATGGCCGTGGTCAAGAAGTGATGGACAAAGTCAAGGACGGGGACATGACTCACGTCAGC